TGGTGATTGGATGAATGTTTCCATGCTTGCTCCTGTTGAAGCCCGCGCTTGTCACCCCACAGAATTCTCCGGTTTTCTGCACCGCGCACCGGATCAGCGCTCGTGTTCTTTTCTAACCGCAAACACTTTGCGTGCTAATGTCTTTCCATTAGGCCTACGTAGGAGTCCGGTTGATACGGTTTTACACTCCACGTTGGATCATGCTTTGCGCCTCTGGCTTGTCTGGGTGGCCGAGGATAGTGCCTTCCTTCTCACTATCGAGATACCCATAAGCAAAGCTAACCCGTCCGTCCGCCGCTTCAAGCTCGCTCGGGGACAAGTACGCTTGTAAGACGTACTGAAGTAGTAGTATCGGCTCAAGGAAGGGATGGGATGGGATGGGTTGGGTTGTTACTGTTGGTCAATCACGGTTTGCTGATTTTCATACTCGGAAACGATTGCTGAGGCCAGACCGTAAAAGAACAGTTTCTGGCCTTTAGGTTCCTTTCCGGAGCTGTCCACCGAAGCCTTCACTGCGCGGCAAAGCGCAATCAGAGCTTCCTTGTTGACAGGCCCGACAGGCGCGACAACAGCCGAAAGGAACGGCTGCGCGCTCTTGGGAACCAAAACGTCGATCAAATCCTGCACAATCGGGCGATATGTTCCGTTACTCAGGAACTTAGCGTAAATCGCTCTCGATACATCATGCCTCGCTTCGCGTGAAGCGAAAGCAAAGGCTCGGGCGAAGCTGCCCGTTTTGATGTTGCCATTTTTGTCGAGCTTCGTTGTCATGGCGACCTGAGCGCCGCCAACGATGGCCGATTCGACAACGGCAACGGATACGAACGTGGTAAGACTGAGCATGGGATTCTCCGATAAAAAGGATTTCCCATCCCTCTCTTGAGCCGATAGCGTCAGATTGTTAAAGAGTGCAATCCAGACTGGTCAACCCTTGATCCATGCTTCACCCATCGAGCAAAGCTCAGGGTGCAAAGCACAGAGGATCAACCAGACTGTTAAGGATCGCTTCACCGGGCCTTTGCCCGTCGTCGTTGCTGCCGACAACCCGTTCGTACCACGAAAAAACCATCGGGAGCGAATCGGCGTGACAAGTAAATCGTGGTACAAAAGTCCAGCGGGGAAACCCCCATCGAAGTGAGGGAGAGCGCGGAACCACCGTCTCCCGACCCCCCAATAACCAAGCGAAGGGGGGTGGGGCGTATACACACTGTTTCGCTCTCTCGATTTCCATTTTTTAGTTTCGGAACCCACCCCCTTTGGAGTCCCTACCTCCTTTTAGTTATTGCCCCCCCCACCCCCTTCATTTTGTATTTCCAAATACCCCCACCCCCCTATATAAAAAACACCCCCCCTTTGGAGTCCCAACATCTTTTGTTATAGTCCGGGTATTCCCGATACTTTCGGTGCACATATATGCAAACAATCCACCCGACTGCGGACGTACCTCTGCCGTTTGATTTGTCCGATGAGCAACCTGCGACCCACAAAGACGCTGTTGCGGTTGCAGTAAACACAGTCGATTTGATTGAAGAGCTGGGCGGCTCGATTGAGTACTTGAACGACGACCTAGATAAAGCAAAGGCGCTTTTGAAAGGTGAAGGAAAGAGCAAGTTGCCCAAGACAATCTCGGCGTCTGCTGAAGCTAAGGCAGTTACAGATCTAGTCCGCCGACACAACTTCCCTTCCTTTGGTGACGCGCTTGAAGCGCGGAACTTCATCACCAACAAACTGCTGCTACTTGCGGATTGCGGCGACCCAAAAGTCGAATTGAAGGCGTTGGAGCTGCTTGGTAAGCACTCTGACATCGGAATCTTTACCGAGCGCAGCGAAATCACCGTCCATCATTCAACCAGCGAAGGCTTGGAACGCAGTATTAAGGAGCGAATCAAGCGACTTTTGAATGCGGATGTGGTGGATGTAACACCGATTGACGACTTAGATACCCAATTAGGCCCAATAGAAGAGCAAAAAGAGGAGCCTGCCGATGGGGAGAAGTAAAGAAGTCACGTTAAAAGACTTGGAAGTGCTGATAAATAGCGGGAAACTGTCCCAATCAGACCTCCAAACGCTAGAAGCACAGCTTGTAAAGCTCGAAAAGCTCAAAGAAAGGGAGCTTTGCCAGCAAAGATTCATCAAGTTTGTCGAAAAAGCGTGGCCCACCTTCATTTCGGGTGCCCATCACAAGCGAATGGCCGAGGCATTTGAGCGCGTAGCGAACGGAACCCTCAAGCGACTCATCATCAACATGCCGCCTCGGCATACAAAGTCGGAGTTTGCGTCCTATTTGCTGCCCGCTTGGTTCTTAGGGAAGTTTCCGCACAAGAAAGTCATCCAAACGTCCCATACTGCTGAATTGGCGGTGGGTTTTGGCCGTAAAGTGCGAAATTTGGTGGATTCAGAGGTTTACCACGACATATTTCCTGACTTATCGCTCCAAGCAGACTCAAAAGCTGCCGGTCGGTGGAACACTTCCAAGGGCGGTGACTACTTCGCTATTGGTGTAGGTGGTGCCGTAACGGGTAAAGGTGCGGACATTCTGATTATTGACGACCCGCACTCAGAGCAGGAAGCAGCAATTGCGGCTATTAACCCCGAGGTCTACGACAAAGTTTATGAGTGGTACACCTCAGGTCCACGGCAGCGTCTCCAACCGGGCGGGGCTATCGTCATAGTTATGACTCGGTGGGCACAGCGAGATCTGACTGGGCAGGTGCTCAAAGCAAGTGCACTCCGGGGTGGTGAAGAGTGGGAAGTGATTGAGTTTCCCGCCATCCTGCCTTCAGGCAACCCACTTTGGCCGCAGTTTTGGTCTATTGAAGAGCTAATTGCGCTTCGTGAGGAGCTGCCAAACGCCAAGTGGCAAGCCCAGTATCAACAGAACCCAGTCGGTAACGAGAGCGCTATTGTCAAACGAGACTGGTGGAAGTGGTGGGAGAGGGAAGATCCGCCATCTTGTGAATACATATTGCAGACTTGGGACACGGCCTTTGAGAAAACCAACCGTGCTGACTACTCTGCGGGCACCACGTGGGGCATCTTCTATTTAGATGAAGACAGAGGCAACCCAAACATTATCCTATTGAACGTATACAAAAAGCGTGTAGAGTACCCTGACTTAAAACGCGACGTTCTTAAGGAATACAGCTATTACGACCCCGACGGTGTGCTTATTGAGAAGAAAGCATCAGGTGCGCCGTTGATCTATGACTTGCGAGCGATGGGTGTACCGGTCCAAGAATATACGCCAAGCAGAGGGCAGGATAAGATCGCTAGGCTCAATTCCGTTTCTGACATGATTGCGTCGGGAAAAGTGTGGGTACCGCAGACCCGTTGGGCTGAAGAACTTGTAGATGAAATTGCGGCGTTTCCGGCTGGCGAACACGATGACTTGGTGGACGCAACTACTTTGGCGTTGATGCGGTTTCGGCAGGGAGGTTTCCTGCGGTTGCCGTCAGATGAACCAGAAGAGATTCAATGGTTCCGTGGGTACAGAGGCAAAGACAAGTACTACACAGTTTAAGGACAGATTATGGCTACGAGTTCCGTCGAAAAAGGTCTGTATGCAGCCCCCATGGGAATCATGGACCTGAACGAGCAAGATGAAGCACCTCCGATTGAAATTGAAATCGAAGATCCGGAATCGGTGCGCATTGGACTGGGTGACATCGAGATTGATCTCGAACCTAGGGAAGAAACCGAGGAAGACTTTGACGCTAATCTCGCCGAGTTTGTTGACGAGCGGGAGTTGCAGTCTTTGGCGGAAGAGCTGGTCGATGATTTCAACAAAGACATCATGGACCGGAAAGAATGGATTCAGGCTTATATTGACGGGCTGAAGCTGCTGGGGCTTAAGTACGAAGAGCGTACGGAGCCATGGTCGGGGGCTTGCGGGGTGTTCCACCCCATGCTGACTGAATCCGTTGTGCGCTTCCAGTCGGAAGCCATGATGGAGACATTCCCTGCGCAGGGACCGGTCAAGACTCAGATTATTGGTAAAGACTCGGTTCAGGTTCAGGAAGCGTCTGCGCGTGTACGTGAGGATATGAATTACCAGCTCACGGAGGTGATGCAGGAGTACCGGCCTGAGCACGAGAAGCTGTTGTGGAGCCTGCCGCTGGCGGGGTCTGCGTTCAAGAAGGTGTACTTTGATCCGGCGATGGGACGGCAGGTGGCGATGTTTGTGCCCGCCGAGGACATCGTGGTGCCCTATGGCGCGTCGAGCTTGGAGAGGGCTGAGCGTATCACGCACGTGATGCGTAAGACCGAGAACGAGATTCTGAAGTTGCAGGACGCTGGGTTCTATCGAGAGATTGATCTTGGTGAGCCGTCGCATGAGCTGGACGACATCGAGAAGCAGAAAGCCGAAGAGATGGGCATGTCTGCGATTCAAGACGACCGGTACCGTGTCCTTGAGATGAATGTGGACTTGGACCTAGCGGGGTTCGAGCATAAGAACAAGAAAGGTGAGCCGACTGGGATTGCACTGCCTTATATCGTCACGCTTGAGAAAGGCACACGCAAGATCCTTGCAATCCGTCGCAACTGGTATGAGGACGACAAGCTCCACCTGAAACGCCAGCACTTCGTTCATTACCAGTACATCCCCGGTTTTGGGTTCTATGGCTACGGTCTGATCCATCTCATCGGTGGGTACGCGAAATCGGCGACGATGCTTATTCGTCAGCTTGTGGATGCAGGTACGCTCAGTAACTTGCCGGGGGGTTTGAAGTCTCGCGGCTTGCGGATCAAAGGCGATGACACACCCATTGCACCGGGAGAGTTCAGGGACGTAGACGTTCCTAGCGGATCTATTAGGGACAACATCCTCCCGCTTCCGTACAAAGAGCCTAGCCAGACATTGTTGACTCTGCTCAACCAGATCATCAGTGAAGGCCGAGCGTTTGCGTCTAGTGGAGACATGAATGTCTCTGATATGTCAGCTCAAGCCCCTGTGGGTACTACGCTAGCCATATTGGAGAGAACTCTTAAAGTGATGACGGCGGTTCAGTCCCGCCTGCACTACGCGATGAAGCAGGAGTTCAAGCTCCTGAAAGTAATCATCGCCGACTACACGCCTGAAGAGTATGACTACACGCCTGAGGATGCTGGGCGCAGGGCGAAAAAAGATGACTATCACATGGTTGATGTCATCCCTGTCAGTGATCCGAACGCAGCCACGATGGCGCAGAAGATCGTCCAGTATCAGGCGGTGTTTCAACTTTCGCAGTCAGCACCTCAGATTTACAACCTCCCCTTGCTCCATAGGCAGATGATCGAGGTGCTGGGGATCAAAAACGCTGCGAAGCTTGTGCCTGTTGAAGACGATGCAGTGCCGACTGACCCGATACAGGAGAACCAGAATCTTCTGATGATGAAGCCTGTGAAAGCGTTCCTTGAGCAGGACCATCAGGCGCATATCGCCACGCATATGTCTGCCATGCAGAACCCCAAGATCATGCAGATGGTTGGTCAGAATCCGCAGGCGCAGGCAATTCAGGCTGCGATGATGGCTCACCTGAACGAGCACATTGGGTTTGAGTATCGCAAACAGATTGAGCAGCAGATGGGGGCACTCCTTCCGACGGAAGAGCAGACCAAGAACATGTCTCCTGAAGTGGCCGCTCAAGTGGCGCAAGCCGCAGCAAAAGCGTCCCAGATGCTTCTCCAACGGGATCAACAGCAGGCTCAACAGCAGCAAGCGCAGCAGCAGATGCAAGATCCTGTGGTCCAGATGCAGATGCAAGAACTTCAGATCAAGATGAAAGACCTTGAGTTGAAGGCTCAGAAGCAGCAGATCGACGCAGCCGAGAAAGCCGACCGCATCCGGGTCGAGGAAGCTCGTATTGCAGCGCAAAAAGAAATCGCGGCCATGCAGGTGGGAGCCACCGCTGCCGCTGCCAGAGACAAGTTGAACAGGCAGATGGAACTTGAAGGCACCAAGATTGGTGTTGACATTGCCAAGCACAAAGCCCAACAAGCCAAACCTCAACAGTCTCAACCCACTAAACCTACTTCCAAGGCTAAATAATGTTTGACACACGCCCCCTGAGCGTACTCAGGAGCGAGCTAGAAAAGCTCAAGCAAGACCAAGTTAGTTTTCTTACTGGTGGCGGTGCGAAAGATTTCGCCGAGTATCGGCACATTTGCGGGATCATCCGGGGTCTGAACCACGCAGATGTAATCGTTAGAGACCTCGTGCAAAGGATAGAAACTGATGAATGACATGCTTTCCACTGCCGTCGATCTTTCCGGGTTGTTGAATAAACCTGTAGAAGAAAAAGCCAAGCAGTTGCCTGACCCCAAGACCTTCCATCTTCTTTGCGTTGTTCCTGAGGCTATGGAAGAGTACTCGGACAGTGATGTAGGCATTATCAAATCGAGCCAAACCCTGCACTACGAGGAGGTACTTACTCCGGTGTTGTTCGTGGTGAAAGTTGGGCCTGACGCCTACAAAGATACGACGCGGTTTCCCAGTGGGCCTTCCTGCAAGGTCGGTGATTTCATCATCGTTCGGCCCAACTCTGGCACCCGTTTGCACATCCACGGACGCGAATTCAGGATCATTAACGACGATTCTGTTGAGGCTGTTGTGGAAGATCCGCGTGGCATTCGCCGCGCTGCCTAAGGAGTAATACATGGCTACTAAGCAGTTTGAAGGTGAAGAGTTTAAGTTTCCGGATGAAAAGGAAGCCGACTCCAAGACCAAGCTTGAGAACGTAAGCGAAGCCGACGAGTTTCAGTTTGAGATCGAGGACGACACTCCTCCTGCTGATCGCGGTCGTAAACCGGCTCCGCCTCCCGATGATCCGACTGACGAAGAACTAGCGTCTTACGACGAGAAGGTTCAGTCTCGAATCAAAAAATTTACCCGTGGCTACCACGACGAACGCCGAGCCAAAGAGTCTGCGCAACGCGAACGTGAAGCGGCTGAAGAATATGCTCGTAAGGTGGCGGAAGAAAACAAACGCCTGAAAGAGCAGTTAGCCAGCGGTAGCAAACAGTTTATTGAAACGTCTAAGTCCGCAGCCGAGATCAAACTGGCAGCGGCTAAGAAGAAGTATAAGGAAGCATTTGACTCCGCCGACGCTGACGCTATGGCTGACGCCAACTCGGAGATTACCGAAGCCACCTACGAACTGCGCGAGGCTACCCGCCTTAAGCCGATTGAGGTGGACGATAAAGAGTTTGAACCTGCTCCAGTTAAACCCGCTCAGCTTCAACTTTCGCCTCGAACCAAACGGTGGATGGATTCAAACTCCGATTGGTGGGGTAAAGATGAAGAAATGACCATGGCCGCGATGGGTATTGACAAGAAGTTAGCGCGTGAGTATGGTTCGGATTATGTTGGTAGTGAAGAGTATTTCAAAACTATCGACAAAACGATGCGTAAACGATTTCCTGAGTTCTTTGATACTCAGAGCGAGGATGACGAGCCGCCTCCAAACAAAAGAGCCGAACCGGTAAGCGAGGATGATGAATCACCGCGCCGTGCACAAAAACCAGCTTCGGTTGTGGCTCCGGCCTCCCGTAGCTCTTCGCCTAATCGGGTTCGCCTGAAGGCATCTGAAGCAGCGCTAGCGCGTAAGCTCGGTGTGCCGTTGGAAGAATACGCGAAACAGGTTGCTAAACTGGCTAGGAGTAATTAATCATGGGTGAAGCACAAGTGCAAAAGCAAAACCGTCTTGATCGGGAACTGGACTCACGCGAGGTGACTTTCGAGCGCCCCAAAGCATGGCGTCCGCCTGAGGTTTTGCCGTCACCGAATCCGCGTCCGGGCTGGACTCATCGGTATATCCGCCTGAGCACCAACGGCAATGCTGACCCCGGTAATATCTCCGCCAAGTTGCGCGAAGGATATGAACCCTGCAAAGCAGAGGAATATCCTGAGCTTATGATGCACGCCGCTCTTGAGGGACGATTCAAGGGTGGTATCGAGTTTGGTGGACTGTTGCTCTGTCGGATTCCTGACGAACTTCTGAAGCAGCGTGAGCAGTACTACGCCAATCAAAACAAGTTCCAGATTGAGTCCGTGGACAACAACTTCATGCGTGAAAATAACCCGAAGATGCCGCTCTTTATCGAGCGAAAATCAAATGTTACTTTCGGCTCCGGTTCAAAATCTTAATGGAGGCTTAAATGCCCTATCCCACTATCCCTGCCCCGTACGGGCTGAAGCCGGTTAATCTATTGGGGGGTCAAGTCTTTGCGGGTTCTACCCGTATGTACCCTATCCAGTACGGCTACGGCACGAACATTTTCTACGGCGACTTTGTTAAAATCTCCCCTTACTCCTCCGGTTCTACCCCCGGTGGTATGCTGACTCGCGCAGCAGTGTCTACGGGTACTACTAACAACCAAGTTACCGGTATTTTCCTTGGCTGTTCGTATACCAACCCGCTGACCAAACAGAAGCAGTTTTCGCAGTACTGGCCCGCCTCGACGCTGGCTGGTGATGCAGTGGCTTATGTTTGTGATGATCCGGATACGATCTTCAAAGCGGTTGTTTGCTCGGCTACTACGGTTACGGCTTCCGGCGCTGTTGGCATGATCGGCACTAACCTGTCGATGATTGATAATGCTTCGGTTGCTTCCAGCCTTAGTACTGGCAACTCGGCTAACGCAGTGCTGGCCCCCACGGCTACGCCTGTTACGTCGATTCTTCCGGTTCGTTGTGTTGGTCTGGTTCCTGATACGGCTATCACCTACAGCGCGACTGCTACTTCGGCTTCTAGCACGATCACGGTTAACGCTGTGGCTCCTGCTGCGCTGCCGATTGGTACTAGCGTTTCGTATGTGGCGTCCAACGGGCAGATCATCGAGACCGGTATGTTCTTGACCTCGGCGGCTTCGGCTGGCGCGTCTACTCAGACCATCAATCAGCAGCCGGTGATTCTGGGCGCTAACGCCAACATCCCAAGCGGTTCGACCATCATCTACACGATTTACCCTGAGATTCTTGTCAAGGTGAATCTGTTTGTGCATGGTTATTACAGCTCTACCGCTGTCTAAGGAGTGACTTAACATGGCTATTTCACGTGCACAACTACTTAAAGAGTTGCTCCCCGGTCTGAATGCGTTGTTCGGTCTGGAGTATTCCCGCTACGGCGAAGAGCACAAAGAGATCTACGAAACCGAGACCTCTGAGCGTTCGTTCGAAGAGGAAACCAAGTTGTCTGGTTTCTCCGCTGCTCCCGTCAAAAACGAGGGCCAAGCCATTGCGTACGACAATGCGCAGGAAGCATGGACGACTCGTTACAACCACGAAACCATCGCCCTTGGTTTCTCGATTACCGAAGAGGCAATCGAAGACAACCTGTATGACAGCCTTTCGGCTCGTTATACGAAGGGTCTGGCTCGTGCCATGGCGTACACCAAGCAGGTTAAGGCTGCGTCTGTTCTGAACAACGGCTTCTCCGCTCAGTATGTCGGCGGTGACGGTGTTGCTCTGTTCAGCGCGTCCCATCCGCTGGTTAACGGTGGTACCAACAGCAATACGCCTTCGACGCAGGCTGACCTGAATGAGACCTCGCTTGAGGCTGCTGTTATTCAGATCGCTGCGTGGACGGATGAGCGTGGTCTGCTGATCGCCGCTAAGCCGAAGAAGCTGGTAATCCC